GAGTGTGAATCACAACAGTTGTTGATAATCAATAGAGTTAATGCACCAACCTGATGCACACGTGATCTCTTCGATTAGATCATCCTCATCATCTGCCTCCCAGGTTGTTGACATGGTTTCATCAATAATTTTTTGACAATCTTTGTCCGTCATTTGTTCAATGTCGAAAAAGTCAGTTTCAAAATCAAAATCAATAGCAGTGATTTGGTAGATCAATTACTTAACCTCCTTGATTTGTTCAATGTTAAACATAGAGAACTCTTCATGAATGTGGTCAATACATTCACTCATGTCCTTGCAATCACTGATAGTTGCAAAGGTTAGTGTCCCTGTCATAAAGTGTTCAAGGATTACATCAAATGTCAATTAAAATACTCCGGGTAGATGTGTGGATTGTCCATGATCTCATAGACTTGAGCATCAATGTCTTGCTCACGATATTCACCAGACAACAGCAGTGTTGTATAGATACTCACGTATCTTTCTTCTTCTTTGTAATACTCTTCAGTCATTCAAAATCCTCCACATCTTCAAACTCGTTAATTTCATCATACAAATCAGGATCATTGCAACGCATGGAATACTCAGCCTCCAGCATTTCTAGATACTCAGCATCACTCATAATCATCTCCAACAATAGACAACAGTTGGTAATAATCTTCTGCCCACATGTCTGCCGCTAGTGTATTAGCAAACAGCCATTGCCAGTGTTCCAAAGGTGCAACAATTCCACCAGTACAATCAGTCATTGAATCAGTCATTATCGTAACCATTGACATAGAACCATGCACGCATCTCGACATACATCCAGACAGCATGTTCGATGAACTGTTGCTCACCCCAATCCTTGCTATCGAAGTTAAGTTGCTCTGCAATGTATGAGTGTGCAGATTGTGCGAAATTGTCCTCGCAATACTCATCAAGATCATCCATAATTTCATTCTTGAACTCAGTGTATTTGTCAAGAAGTTCTGAGGTGTAGATAAAACCAGATACACCAGCAGACATACCATGATTGACAATATCGTTGAGCTCGTCGATGTCGAACTCTTCGCCGAGAATGGTGTACATAGCAGGAGAACAAACAGTCATGAAGTGGAAAGGAATTAGTGTGGTTGTAGTTATGAACACTACAGGAAAGGTTGTACACGACAACCCAAAGTGTAATGATCAGTTAGTGATGATCAGTAGCTATCACATAGCAGGAGCAAGTTCAACATACTTAACACCGTCAGCTTTGCAAGCGTTGTTGATGAACTTGCCGAGACTACGAGCAGCGTTGTCAATGTTGAACTTGACAATAGCACGACGGCTAACATTGTCATAACGATATACAGCACCAGACTTAAACAAAACAGTTACAGTGCCAGAGATAGCATCGGTGCAGATAGAGTCAACAACAGTGCTGTTGATATAGTTAGCAGCAGCGGCAGACAGAGATTGGAAAGAAGCGTTGAACATAATTAGTGTGTTTGAAAGTTAGTGAATGAGTAGTCAATAGAGATGACTACATAAAACCAACCGGTGATGGAATGGTTTGAGGTAGTGATCTCATTGTCCTTAAGGTAGCACACCTAGGTTAATTGGTGGTTAAGGAATGGACACTTGTTCGTTTGTCCATGATACGTGCTTGACGTTCAGTGTAGTAATAAGACTCAGCGTGTCTCGTTGCTGGAAGTGTTGGACGTGGTGGTGCTGGATTCAGCCATGAGTACATGTGAGCTTGTCTGTCTTACCTCCATATTATACACACAGACTCAACCGGTTTGGTGCTGGTGTTGTGCAGGTTGTTAAACTGGTTGTTCACTGATGGTAAACTGGAATCGCAACAGATGTCTGTGTGAATACGTATTCGTATCGGTGTAACACACAGTACGAAACAGTATATCACCGGTTAAAACCGGTTGTCAACCGGTAGTGTACTGTGTGCAAACTGGCACCCCCTGGGGGTAAAAATAGTACATATGTACTACACAATAGACTTCAGAAATTTTTATCAAATTTTATCGGTTTTGGTTCATCCAGATAAACACCGGTTTTAAACTGTTTATAATCCTGTACATATGCTGGCATCCAGGTCCAAGGACTAAGACACTGCTGTATATTAACAGGATATTTAAGACACATTGTGGTCATCATTGTAAACCAAAGAGCAATATTAGCCATCATATAACCATTTTAGTATTGTCATTTGGTTCTTCATGTACTTCGGGACCAAAACCATGCTTAGCAATGTAGTTAAGATAACCATCATCAGTTTTATCTGTTTCACTACCATATTGTTTAACCATTTTATAACACCAATCCCTTATTTCGTTTACAGTCGGTGTAAAACGTGCTACACCAAACACTGCTCCTACTTGTTTAGGAGTCATCCGTATGTAAGCTGCATTCTTGTAGTAAACACGGAAGTAATTAGGACCGGTTCTATTCCGGTGATACACTACGTTAGATTCATTAGTGTTCTTAGGACATGCGTATTCCATCTGTGAGTGGGTAGTAGTAGTATAATAAGAGTTATCCATACCGGGGATAACCGGTATTAAATAGAAAGAGAGGATGTTGGTCGTTAAGATCAACGATCCTCTCACAGGAGGTGGGTCCACCCTTCCCTCCCCCTGTATAAGGGACGGATTGGAATTTACCAGTGAGGGACTACCTTTTTACCACGCTCTAATCTAGCTTGTCTACGTTGTTGTAAGTTCATACCAAAACCCATAGCATTGACTGCTGCTTCTGGGTCTTCTAGCCATGCATCGAGCATATCATCCCATTCTTCTCGCTTACGTATGTTAATACTTTCTTGTGCACTAATAGCTAGAGCATCTGTAAAGTATTTAACACCTTGTGCTAGGCAGTCTAGTCTGTCGTCGTGTTTAACTGCGCCTTTTTCACGGCACATACGGCTCATTTGGTAAAAGAGCATGTACATGAGGCGTTCTTCGGGAGCTGCATCCTTGTTAGAGGCGTAATCCCAATCAATGACACTACGATCAACAACCATCCTATGTTGATTAAGAACAGGTTCAAGCGCATCGATGATACGATCTTCTTTTCTGACGTTTGCTCGGACTTCTTCGACATCGATCAGTTGTTTTGTTTGTTGTAAGTGTTTACGAAACAACTCTGATACAATACCATCACCAAAGTTCGTTTCTATAACTAGTTTTTTAACATCATACTTCTTACAGCCACGTAGGATATCTAGAAGGGTTCTGTCAGAATATCCGTCTTTATAAGCTCGCATTTCGTGCAAGTACAGTATACCGTTTCGCTGGGAGAGATAAGCTGCTGCTGTCTCATCTGAGCCTCTACCCGACGGGTCAACTGAGCAGATTGTCTCGGTGTAAGGACCCCACTCTCCTTGCTGCTGCATTGGACTGTAGAAATAATCTCCAGGTAAACCGACAGTGGGAGCGTCTTTAATAACATTGGCTGGATCGGAGCACCATATGATGTTTTCTGGAGCAGACTTAGGGTTAACACTAGTAACAATAAGATCTGCCATTTTAAGCGGAAATTTGTCAGCATCACTAAGACTCGTGTCTAACATGAACTGTAGCATGAAGTTCGACCGTCCCATGGACGCTTCACGCTGTATCAAATCCTCGTCATCAAACCGATTGTCAGTTACACTCCAGGGTTCTGCTCCGGTGTCAATATCGGCTTGAAGGGTAGGGGCGAGGAGTCCCTCATACTTACTGGCATCACGGGGATAACGTGCTGGCCACACGAAAGGGCGATAATTCCTTTCTGCAAGTTTTCTATAGACGGTGAAGTTGTTCTGAGGAGTACCCAGGAACATAATTCTGCTATCATCTTTTGGTGTTAGAATAGATTCTGCTTCAGTACAGAGTTGTAAAAGTTTCTCCCTCATCAATTCTGTCATTGAGTTACCAGGAACTTCGATGTCGTCTAGAATCATAAGGTCTGCGCGGCTTCCAGTCAATTGACCAGTAATCCCGACGGATTTGACGGATGGCGCTTGGTGGGGAGAGCAGTTTACGTCGAAAGAGATCCGACTCCATCTGGCGTCGTCGCTCTTCGGTCTCAAATGGTTCAACCATGGTGTCTCAATAATCAGTTTTTGTAGGAAGATTGACATGTTATCTGCACGCTCTTTCGATGCGGAGATAATCATTATTTTCTTTTCTGGATTATTAAACAATGTCCACAACACAAATGCGCCTGTAATCCAGCTCTTGCCGACTCCTCGGAATGCCTGGATCTGTAAACGTTTTGGACCGTGTTGTAAATAGTCAGCAATAGAATACTGTGCTCTTGTAGGATTAGGGAGGTCCAGCTGTCCCCACAGAGCTTGTAGGAACAGCTTAAAATCATCCTGCAAGGCTTGGATAACGTCTTGCATAAGTTATTAGTAACCGAGTGGAATAGGCGCAGAAGTTAGTGATTCTTCAGCTTTTTTATACATATACTTGTAACCTTTTAAAGTCATGCCAGGGATTTCTTTTACACTTTCACCTAACACAGCTGCAGCTTTATCAGGTCGTTCAATAACTTTTTTACCCAATCCAAAAGCAGCTTCTAACATTTGACCGTGTGTTACACCTTGTTTACGTAAATCACGGTAACCTTGAACAACTTCACTACCAATGTTTAAAACATCAGCAACAGGTGCTACAGTTGATGCTGCTTCTAATCCTAACTGTGCAGTTTCTTCAGCAACTCGTTGTTGATCACCTGATTTTTCAGCTTCTTCAACTTCAGATGCTTGCATACCAAGTGGGATAATAGGAAGTAAGCCAAAGGCTTGTCCAGGTATTTTAGTAATCATTTTTTGCAGTCCGCGCTGTGCAGCAGCAACACCATTGTCAGCCATGCCACGCATTGTCACAGCTTTACGAACAGTTTCTTCAATTAGATCTGGATCAGCACCACGTGTTTGTACATCAACACCCATACCAGATTTAATTTCTGTACCTATTTTTAAAGGAATAGCTTCAGCTTCAAGAGCAGCCTCTTGCATAGCTGTGTACATCTGGCGTAATTTAATAGGGTCGTTATAATAAGAATCAATAATTTCAGGTGTTAAATTATCTAAAGGAAAACCTTTAGTTTCCATATATGCACGAAACCCTTCATCCTGAAGTAAAGCATTTTGAGCTTGATCAATGGACCGTCCAGCTATACCATCAGGACCATCAAATTGTTCAAATAATTCCTTAGCAGTAGTAACTGGTTTTGCTTGTAGACTTGGATCATATGGTTTACCAGCATGAGCATCCATCCCTTTTGCTACAGAGATGTTTTCACCCATTGCAAGTTTGACTTCACGTTGTGCACCTACATCACCAGGTTTAGGTTGTGTGCTTTGACCCAAATGACTTTCACGAGTAAAAACAGTGTTCATTAACTGTTTAGGGTCATCACCAATTTTCCAACCCTTGTCATCCAGCATTTTTAAGAACTCATCTTGTTCTGCTGGTGGTAATTTTATAAAAGCATCCCGTAAACTGTTAAGTGCAATAATATGGTGAGCTTCAAATGCACCTGTTAAAGGTGAGTATGATTTAACTACTTTTTCAGATCTTGATGCTACTGAACGTAGAATCTGTACACCGTTTTTATTTTGTGATAAACCTTTTTCAATAATATCAATATAGCCCAAGCTGTCAGGAGAGAACAGAAGGGCTCCAAGTCCACGTTTAATTTTCTTTAACGTATTACCGCTAGTTTCTGTGAGAGTACGTTCGTCTGCAATTTGATCTAACAGTCTTTGGACAATTTTATGCCCTTCGGCACTTCTGGTTACAGCCATTAGCTAATGTGATCTAAAATACGTTGTTTTCTATCTGGGTGAAGACCAAATCGTCTTAGCATCCAGTCTTCCCAGTGTTCGCTTCCTTTGCTCTGATTACAACTGCGACAGGCTGGGACGCAGTTACTTGAGATAGTTTCGCCGCCGCTAGAACGAGGCTTAACGTGATCAATAGTAAGTTCATGTAAGTCATAAGATTCTCCACAATAAACACATGTACAGCCGAAAGATTCTTTTACGGCACGCCTCCAAAGGCGTGTAGCTTCGGAAGACGTCATGGTTATTAGGTTTGCAATGTAGTAATCAGGATTAGGAAGTAAAGGAGTCATGCACGGCGCTTTGGTTTCTTACGAGCAGCATTAGAGCTAGCGTTTTGGGGTCTACCCTGTGTTGTACTGCCAGCGTAATGGCCAGCTTCACGGGGATCACCTTTTGCCATCTTTAATTTGCGTCGTAATTTATTAGCGTTCGTGCGTAGTGACTTACCTTTCTCAGTTCTATTGTATGCAGTTTGTTGTGATTTATGGTTCCCATTTGCGTATTTGGGACCATCAAAGCGTTTTTTCGCCATAAATCTCTAGTAAACTCGCCCATACAGGCGTTTTTGTACCATTTCTGGGTCTACATCAGGTATAACCTTGGCAAGTTTTGCTAACGGGTTATTATCTGAGGCGACACCGCTGATGTCGTTGGCTTTGAGCCAGTCACATGCAGCCTTCAGGTCTTGAGTGGTGGCTTCTCCAGACTTAATACGAGCCAAAAACTCTTTGGTAACTAGGTTATGTAGCTCGTTAAACTGGGTTTCTGTGGCTTTTTTATGCGCCATGTCGTAAAACTATTTGGTCTAATTTGTTTTCAATGCGTACCATGTGGTCTTCCATGCGCTTAGTCATGATAGATAGGTCAGCTTTAGACACATAATCTTGGGCAACGCCAAGTTCAATAGCATCTATACGCCGATCAAGACCACTGATACGATCATGTACGTTGTTGACTCGTTGATGGAGTCTATTATTGAGCGCTGCTCCTCCGGCTATCCCGGCTATCGCTACGCTCACTAGTGCTTCCAGCATTATTTATAGATACAATTGGAACAATGTCGTTACACAGGTGTTCAACACGTGAGCCAGGTCTAAATGTAAAACCTTTTCTCATAAGGTCTGCACATTTTTCTGCTCTGATCAGCTCATAGTTAAGCCGCATCTTTTGTTCGTGTCGTTTTGCTATTGCCTTACACTGCTCGATCATCCCACTATCAAGTGGTACCATAAAATTAACCTGTGCACCCCAGTTGGAGTTTTTAACCAACCCCTCGGGATCCACAGGTCTTGTTTCATTGCCCATTATAAACGGGCTCAGTGTCATTGTCGGACCATTACAGGAATTGGACCCTGCAAAGTATTGACGTGACGGAGCTCCGTTGTTTTGGAATTGCACCGCTTGATTTGTGACGTTACCAGTAGCAGCGGCAACAGGATTAGAGGTATTTTGTACGCGAGGTTCTTCAGCATAAGCAGGACCTACTGCGAGAAGATAGACAAGGACGTGGTAGTAGAAGTGATGTCGATGTCTTCTGTAATTGTGATGTCTTCGATTACCCCTGCCGCACGAGTCGTTACCTCGTATTGAAACGGATCGCCTGCAGTATCGACTGTAAAGCTGGACAAGTCGGCTGAGGGGGTTACATTTGTGCCAGACCATGATGAATAAGATCCACCATACACATCGGTATCAATAGTCCGAGTGATGTTGGTTGTAGTGGTAGTG